CGAGCGCCAGCGCATCGCCGACGAACAGGCCGCTGCGGCTGCCGAAGCCGCGCGCCGCGAGGAAGACATGGCCCACAAGGCCGCCATCAACCGCGCGGCCCTGGATGCGTTCGTCCAGGGCGGCATGCCCGAGGACTGCGCCAAGCAGGCGATCAAGCTGATCGCCAAGGGTCAGATCCCCAACATCCGCATCACCTACTGAGGAAGCCATGACCGAAATCATCGACGCCCCGGCCCGCGAAGTGGCCCCCCGCCCCGAAACGAACCCCGGCCATCTGCCCGCGCTGGCCGCCAATTCGCCCATGGGCATGATGCTGGCCGCCGTGCAGCAAGGCGCCACGCTGGAACAGGTCGAGAAGATGATGGACCTGCAGGAGCGCTGGGCCAAGGCCGAGGCCAAGAAGGCCTACGACGAGGCGTTCGCCAACTTCAAGGCCGAGGCGGTCAAGATCATCAAGGGCAAGGACGTCACGGATGGCCCCCTGAAGGGGAAGGCCTACGCCGAGCTGCACGACGTCGTCAATGCGGTCACGCCGGCGCTTTCCAAGCATGGCCTGTCGTCGTCCTGGAAGCTTACGCGCGACGAAAAGGACTGGATGGAGGTGACCTGCTACCTGCGCCATGTGGGAGGTCACGAGGAAAGTGTCTCGATGGGCGGGCCGCCTGACGCTGGTGGCGCGAAGAACGCCATTCAGGCCCGCGCCAGCACGAAGACCTACTTGGAGCGCTACACGCTCAAGGCGATCACCGGCCTGTCCGAACAGAAAGACGACAACGACGGGAACGGCGCCGCCCACGCCGCCGAAGACCTGCGTGACGAGTGGATCAGCAAGCTGGCCCAGGCCGAAACGCTGGATGCTGCCGCCCGAGTTTGGCAGGAAGGCTGCCAAGCCATCGAGAAATTCAACAACTTGGCCGTCTATTCGGCTTTCAAGAAGTCCTACGCCGACAAGCGGGCCATGCTCAAGCAGGAGGAAAAGTAAATGGACCTGATCTTCCACAAAGACCCGCAGGGCTCGCCTGAGTGGCTGGAGGCGCGCCGCGGCGTCATCACCGGCAGCCGGTTCAAGGACTGCCGTGACCGGCTGAAAAGCAAGGAGCCGTCCAAGAACTGCCTGAACTACGCCATGGACGTGGCCCGCGAGCGCGCCGGCGGCAAGGCGGCCGAGGTGTTCGTGAACGGCGCCATGCGCTTCGGCACCGAGCAGGAGCCGCACGCCCGCGCCGCCTACGAGGCCGCCACTGGCCGATTCGTCGAAGAGGCGGGATTCATCACCACCGACGACCGCAAGTTCGGGGTCAGCGTGGACGGCCTGGTCGCCGAAGACGGCATCGTCGAGATCAAGACCATGGTGTCGTCCAACACCCTATTCACCGCCGTCGTATCGGGCGACATCAGCGAGTACGTCGATCAGTGCAACGGCGCCATGTGGCTGCTGGGCCGCCAGTGGGTCGACCTGGTGCTGTGGGCGCCGGACCTGGAAGCCATCGGCCGCAAGCTGACCATCGTGCGCATCACGCGCGACGACGACGCGATCGAGGCCCTGGAAGCCGACTTGATGGACTTCGAGCGCCGCGTCACGCGCTTTCACCAGCAGCTAACGCAGCTCGCCGCCTGACCCTTTCCCAACGTAGCACCCTGGACCAGTAACCCTTTGGCCGGCCCGGCGGCGGGCTACCTCAAGCACCCCCACCGCCGCCGGCGCCTGGCCACCTGATACCGAGAAGAACATGACGAAATCGACCTTTCAGCCTGGCGCTGACGTGTACAACGCCGACGGCGCTGTCGCCTCCTACGTGGGCCCGGCGCCGCACTTCGGCCACGTGGTGCTTCCGTGCTACGAGCATGACGATGAAGAGCCGCACTACGGTGAGCCCGAGATCTGGCCCGAAGCGTTCGCCACGCCGCCGCGCGCAAAGCTGGCTGAAGACCTCGCCGAGCTGCGCCAGGACCTCAGCGATGCGCGCCAGCAGCTCGAAGACGTGCTGACGAAAGTTGCTGATGCCGAGCGCACGAAGGTTGTTCTGGAGCGCGAGGCCGCGAAGAACCCCGATCTCGCCCCGCTGGCTCTGTGGCTCTCGGGCGAGGCCAAGTTCGCCGTTATCCTGGGCGGCGACTACGGCAGCCAGTTTTACCCCTCCTCGGTCCGGACTGGAGCGATCCCCGACGTGTTCAAGAGCAACGATCGGGACCACGATATCCGCCTTGTGGCGCTCTACTGGGAGCCTCAGGCCGAGCGCACCTACAACGTCCGCATCGCTCGCTATTCCGATGGCAGCGGCGACAGGGCATGCCGCGTCTTCTTCGGCCGTACGCAGCAGGAAGCCATGGACGCCGCTGCCGCGCATGTGGCCGACAACCAGAAGATCGAGCACAACGACCATTACTACCCGCTCATGGGCCTGTGGCTCGAACACTTCGGCTACAGCCACCTGATCACGCAGAAGGTGCGCGAGAAGATGGATGCCTACAAAGTGACGGCGCGCGAGAATCAGGCCAAGAGCGCACGCGAGGAAGTGGCGCGCGCCGAGGCCGCGCTGGCCGCCGCTCGCGCGAAGGCCCAGCAGGCGGAACAGGCGGCCTGACCATGACCCACGCCCGCAAGCCCCGCCGCAAGCAGTACCGGCCGCGCCCGCTGCGCTACCCGATGATGGCCCCGCTCAAGCAGCAGATCAGCCTGGACATGCATCTGGCACTGGCGCGGCTGCGCACCGACCCGCACGACGACGCGCGCACCGACCTGGCGTCCACGTTCAACACCGTGGGCGTGGCCATCGAAAACGACAAGCGCTTCCAGGAAGAAGTGCAGCACCTGAATGCCGGCGGCGCGGTCTTGCAGGACTACGTGGCGCCGGCCGCGCTCACCGACGAACAGCTGGTGATGCTGGCCCACACCTGCGCCGTGATCGACACCATCCTGGGCCTGCTGGATGTGCCCACCCTCTGGGCCGCCGAGAAGGTGGCCGTTGACCTGATGCGCGCCGCGCGCGCCACTGGAGCCTGACCATGACGAATTCCTACGACGTTGACCACGGCCTCTCCCAGGTCCCCCCGGGACCGCTGGAGCCGGTGGAGCTTCCCCAGCAGGACGGCACCCTGGCGCGCACGGGCAACACCGCCCGCGACCAGGAGATGTACGCCGCCGGCATCCGGACTGGCGAAGAGAACACCAAGCACAATGCGGCGATCCGCGCTGGCGCCGGCTGGCTGCCGATCGAGAGCGCGCCGAAGGACGGCACCGAGATTTGGGCATACAACGGCGAGCAAGCCCGCATGCGCTGGGTCGAAGGCGAATGCTATGCCCTGTGGATCTGGGCCGATGATCTGCTTGCTGATGCAGACCCCAGCCCGGAACAGCCCACCTATTGGCAGACAGTCCCCGCCGCCCCTGGCGTATCCACGGTGGAGGATGCCGGCGCACAGAAAGAGGCCGTGATGGATGCTATCGCGGACGCGCTAGGCGAAGCCTACGATTGCACGCGCGTCTGGCACGCCTGGAGTTACGGCACCATGGGGCCAGACGATTTTGCGCTGGTAGCAGCAGACCCTTCCCGCGTGGCCGAGATTGCCACCGCCGCCATCGCTGCCATGCGCCCCGCTCCCGCTGCTGGCGATGCGCTGGATGCGGGGCGGTATCGCTGGCTCTGCGACAAGTTCGGCATCACAAAACTGCCCTGCGCAATCGAGCGCATCATCGAGGGTTCGTATGTCGCGGACGGCAAGGAAGCCATCGACGCCGCCATCGATGCGGCGCTTGCAGCCCAACGTAAGGGGGATGCGTGATGGCCACATGCCAATGCAGGGAAAGAATCGACGCGTTGCTGGCCGAGCGCAATACGCGCGTCATGCAGGTTTTCACGCTTGGCGATGAGGGGGTTGGCATGCCTTGGCCCGTGGCGACCGAGCAGGTTGAGAAGGGGCGCGGTAAAAAAAGGGCTTCGCTGCTGTTCGCCAGCTACTGCCCCTTTTGCGGTGTGGCGCTCAAGCCGGAATCGAGCGCCGCCCAGCAGAGCGGCCAGGGCGCGGGGAGGTGAGCATGGACGTTGCCGTCTTGTTCGCACGCCAGGACAGCACCTACAAGACGCTGCCCGGCGTGGACGTGTACGACATTGACCGAGACGCCAGGACCTTCCAGGGCGGAATGCCGGTGGTGGCGCATCCGCCGTGCCGGGCCTGGGGTCGCCTATCCCATATGGCCAAGCCACGTCCAGACGAAAAGGACTTAGCGCGCTGGGCCGTGGCGCAGTTGCGCCAATACGGTGGGGTGCTCGAGCACCCGAATGGGTCCAAGCTATGGGCAGATCAACAGCTTCCCCCTCCCGGCGCTCCGGCCGATGAATTCGGCGGCTGGACTCTGGGCATCTCGCAACATTGGTGGGGCCACCGCGCTGAGAAAAAGACGCTGCTCTACATCGTCGGCTGCCGGCCCAGCGACATACCAGACCTTCCCCCCATCGCGCTGGGGTCTGGCACGCATGTTATCGCCCAGGACACGCGCAAAGGGAACGGTGGTCGCAGATTGCAGAAAGGTGATTTGGGCTGGCGGCCATTCGTCACCCATGCCGAACGCGAACACACCCCGTCTGACCTGGCCATATGGCTCGTTGAACTGGCACGGCGCTGCCGCATTGAGAAAAGGATTGCAGCATGACCCAACAAGACGACATCACCCAGCGCGTGCTGACGGACGCTGACATCGAGGCCCTGGCGAAGAAGCACATCGCGCCCCACGCAGACTGCCTGGACGCGATCATAGCCAACCCCGTGCCGTATCAGAAGACCGAGCAATTCCGCCGCGTGAAGGCTTTGATCGCTGATGTGCTGTCCCAGGTGCGCGCCCCTGTAGCCGATGAGCGGGCGGCGCATGGGTATGGCAGCCCGGCAGACGTGTCCCAGCGCATTGAGCAGTATCTCGCCCAGGATGGGCGGATGAACTCGGGCACTCAACTCCTGTACGAAGCCATGAAGGCGCTGCGGAGCCTCGCTAAGGAATCGAAATGACAAATAGAGCAGAATTTGAAAGGCTGCTGGACGTGTACGGGTTCCGTTGCGAACGCTTCGGACAAGACCTATCCACCCACGCCCGCGCTCAAGTTGTGTCGGCTTTCGCCGCCCTGGCAAGCGCCCCTGTAGCCGATGTGCCGTTGACTCATCGTTGCGCCAACTGCGGTGCGGTGTTCCAGGGTGCCGGGTGCCCGTCGTGCCGGCTCGCCGCACCCGTGGCAAGCGCCCCTGTAGCCGAGCCGGGCACGATGGAGGAAATCCACCGCCAGGAACGCGAGCGTTCACCGTGGGTGCTGCCGAAAGATCCGACGCTGCCTGATAGCGCCCCTGTAGCCGGGGAGGCGAAGAACTACCCAGGCGAAAACGTGGCCGAGCGGCTGGACAACATGGCCGACGACCAGCCGCCGGGGTCACAGGCGCAAAGTGATCTGTACGCGGCGGCCACGATCTGGCGCAAGCATATTGCTCATCGTGCCGCGCCCCAGGCCAGCGAGGCGGTGCATCCAGAAATTCGGGCAGTCCTCGCAATGCTGGACTTACCGGTCCTCGGCTACCTCAGCAGCCACTCAGGCAATTTCGTCAAGTCTGCCGACAAGGTTGAGCAATTCGAGTCCGCTGTTGCCTTGGTTAGCGAATCCGCCCACCGCGCCGCGTGCGAGAAGATCATCGCCGCCCTGTCCGCGCAACCGGGCGCGCAGAAGAACGGAGGCAGCGATGCGTGAAATTTTTGCAAACGTAGACGTAAGCCCCCAGATGACAAAGCGGGCGTACGGGCCGGAACCAACTCTGCGCGAGCTGCTCGTCGATTACTACATGCGGGGCGGCTTTTCCGAGCGGAGGGCGAAGTCGTTGGCTGAGAAGTACATCGCCATCGCGGCCCACCCCGACCACAAGGACGGAGGCGCAAATGGCCAGGATTGAGCCCATCAGCCGCACGGTGTACCGCGCGCCCACGGCGGGCCGCACCTATCTGACTGCCCGCGCCGCCGCGAACCGTGAGGCCGCGGCCATGCTGGCGCGGAAATACCCCACCGAGCGCGACGATCCCGAATGCGGCGGCGGCTGGCACTGGACCCAGGATGCACACCTGGTGAAGGTGCGCCAACGCCTGGCCCGGCACATCCTGCGCGCCCTGCGCAATCCCGACACCAAGGAGCAGTAATGGCTGACCTGAAACCTTGCCCGTTCTGCGGCGGCGCGCGCATCTTTGTTGAACCCGACGAGTACGGCTCCGGCGGCCAATGGGTCACCCCAATCCACGTCGGGTGTTCCGTCTGCAAGGCCGAGCAGACGGGCGAAACGAAAGCCGAAGCATTCGAACGCTGGAACCACCGCGCACCAGATCCCCGCCTGGCCGCCCAGCTCCGCGAGTGCGCCGACACCCTCGGGGCCGACCAGATAGACGAGCAGCGCGCCATGCGGGCCTATGCCGATTCGGTGAAGCTGCTGGAGGAAATGCAGCATAAATGTGGCACGGAAGGCGGCGACGCCTCATTAAAGGAGCAATAGATGGCACACGCAGCCCAACACCAAGCACCGGCCGCGGCGCCGAATGAATGGCAACGCACAAGCGAAGGCCTCCCGGCCGAAGGCGAACGAGTTCTCGCGGCCACCTATCACGGTGTCGTCGAGGTGGCGCGCCGCGAGGGCGACCGATGGTTCACACGTGGCGCCAACCACTGTCGCGGCACGCTCCAAGGCGTCGCCTATTGGGCACGCTTGCAGCCCCTCCCCCCTGAAATCCTGCGGCGCATCCAGCGGGCCGCGCCACCGAAGGAGCTGACACCATGAAATGGGTCAAACTCGCCAAGTACTGTGAGCTGTCCGGGGATACCCCTGACGCCATCTATGCTAAAAATCGCCGAAGGATCTGGACCGACGGCGTCCACTACAAGAAGGCGGCCGACGGCTGCATCTGGATCAACACCGAGGAAGTCGACAAATGGGTCGAGCAGGATCAGAGCCAAAGCCGCCGCGCGGCGTGACCATCCGGGAGCTGAAGGACGGCCCGCGCCTGCAGATCGCCTTCAGCTACCGCGGCGAGCAGTGCCGCGAGCTGTTGCCGGCGGCCAAGGTCACGAAGTCCTACCTGGAATATGCGGCCGGCCTGCGGGCCGAAATCCGCCGCAAGATAGCGGATGGCACCTTCAGCTATCGCGCCTACTTCCCAGAATCCCCGGCCGCTGCCAGGCTGGAGCCGAGCCCGGCCGCAATTCCAGGTGCCAAGCTGTTGCTGGGCGCGCTGCTCGACGCGCAGCTTGCCCTGTACGAGAAGCAGGCCGCCAACGGCAGCATCTCGGCGTCCACGCTCTTGGGCTATGCCAAGGCGATAAAGCACTATCTCCGGCCGCGCTGGGGCGATACGCCCGTCAACGAGCTGGCGCCGGCTGACCTGCGCGCCTGGATCGCCGGCATGGGCGTCACAGGCAAGACCGTGCGCAACCGCCTGACGCCGCTCCGGTCGGTGCTGGATGACGCCGTGAACGACGAGCTGCTGGATAGCAACCCGCTGGACCGGATCGCCCTGGGCAAACTGATCAAGCAGACGGCCACCAAGAGCAACTACGAGGTCGACCCGTTCGATATGGACGAGGTCGCCGCGCTGTGCCAGGCGGCCCGCGCTGACGAACTGCCGCTGATCCAGTTCTGGTTCGAGGCGGGATTACGCCCGGGCGAAATTCAGGCGGTGGAATGGGCCAGCGTGGACTGGGTGCACGGCCGAGTGCGCGTCGACGACAACATCGTGACGGGCATGGTCGAGGGCAAGGCCGCCCAGGTGCGCAAGGCACCGAAGACCCACGCGGGGATACGCGATGTGGATCTGTCGCCCCAGGCGCTGGCGGCGCTCAAAGCCCAGAAGGCATTCACCTTCCTGGCCGGCGGCCGGATCTGGCACGACCCGCGCAAGAACGAGCCATGGGCGTCGGACGCGCAGATCCGAAAATCCCTCTGGCAGCCTCTTTGCAAGCGCGCCGGCGTGCGCTACCGCAACCCGTACCAGATGCGGCACACCTACGCCAGCACGCGGCTGACGGCGGGCGCGAATCCCTGGTACATTGCGGACCAGCTTGGCCACACCGACGTCGAGATGGTGTTCAAGATCTACGGCAAGTTCATCCCGAAAAACTTCCAGCGCGCCGGCGCATTCACACCGGTTTCACACGCATACCAGGCGGTAGACAAAACCGGCACCGTAAGCGGCTGATTCTTGGGACATATTCCCCCCAAAGGAAACAGGCCTGCCGGCAGTTCAATTCCCCCCGGCTCCACCAAATTTCCGCCATAGCGCCAAATGGCCGACCTTTACGGGTCGGCCATTTTTTTTCGCATCACTCAGTGGATGTGTTCCTGCTCGGAACGATCCGAACGTTCGACCTGCAGCGTCGTGTGGTGCAGGTCGAAATCTTCCTGCAGGCGTCGCTCGATCTCCAGGCGGACGGTTTCGCCGTCGGCGCCCGCCGCCAACACCACGTGGCCGGTCAGGAGCGGCTGCTTCTGCGTGATCGCCCACAGGTGAATGTCATGCACGCTGGCGACGCCGTCGGTGCCGGCGATGGCGTCGCGCACCGCGCCCAGGCTCATGCCGGGCGGCACGCCTTCGAGCAGCAGGTTGATGCATTCGCGCAGCAGCACCCAGGTACGGGGAAAGACCATGAAGCCGATGGCCACGGCCAGCGCCGAATCCACCCAGCGCCAGCCCGTCAACCAGATGATCACGGCCCCGGCGATGACGGCGACCGAGCCCAGCATGTCGGCCCAGACTTCGAGGTAGGCGCCCTTCACGTTCAGACTGTCGTCCTTGGAACCGGCCAGCAGCCGCATCGACACCAGGTTGATCACCAACCCCGCGATGGCCACGGCCAGCATGCCGGCGGACTGGATATCTGGCGGCGCCTCCAGACGGCGCCAGGCTTCGTACAGGATGTAGAAGGCCACGCCCAGCAGCACCAATGCATTGATCGCGGCAGCCAGGATCTCGAAGCGGGCATAGCCGTAGGTGCGCATCAGATCGGCGGCCTTGCGGCCCGCGCGGATCGCGATCAGCGCCAGCAGCAGCGCGATGGCGTCCGTCATCATGTGCATGGCATCGGAGATGAGCGCCAGGCTGCCGGTCCAGAGGCCTCCGACGATCTCGATCACCATGAACGTGCCGGTCAGCGCGAAGGCGATCCAGAGACGCGATTCGGGCAACGCGCGCACGTCACCGTGTTCGTGATTGCCGCTCATGCGCGACCTCGGCGCCGCGCTGCCGACGTGGCCGGCATGGCGCGGACATGCGCGCCGCGAGTGCGGCGCTGACCGCCGGCGGATCGTGGTTTCGATGGCTTCATATGACAGGCGCTCCGGGTTGCTGCCGCGCCGGCCAGGAGATGAGGGCGCGCCGGATGTATGTAAAAGCGTGAAGCCGCTACGGGGTCAAGGCATTTTCGACTTCGCCTTCAAGGAATCACGTAGATGCACACGACCTGTCGTGTTCGTAACCAAAGGAAACTCGCAGGGACATGGGGCGATATGTCATAGACAGCATATTGAAAGATGATGTGACCCCATTTTACGGGTCGAGAGAGTGGGCCGCTTTCATCTTCCCCCGGGGCGCTTCGATAAATCACTGTCAGCTGAACGGAAGTCCGGGAAATTCTCCGACACATATTACGAATACTTTCAAGACATAATAAACGCAAGAAAATGCCACCGGCTCCGGCCGCTTGATTGCGATGAAGATACTTTCCATATTCGGAACGCGTCCTGAAGCCATCAAGATGGCTCCGCTGGTCGCCGCGTTGCAGGAAGAATCCCAGATCGACAGCGTGGTCTGCGTGACCGGACAGCATCGCCAGATGCTGGACCAGGTGCTCGCACTGTTCGATCTGCGCACCCGGCATGACCTGGACATCATGGTGCCCAACCAGACCTTGAACGGTCTGTATGCGCGGTTGATCAGCCAAGTGGACGGGGTATTGGAAAAAGAACAACCGGACTACGTGCTGGTGCATGGAGACACCAGCACCGCGTCGGCTTGCGCGCTGGCCGCATTCCATCGCCGGATACGCATCGGCCATGTCGAAGCGGGCTTGCGCACCGGCAACCTGGCCATGCCCTTCCCCGAGGAAATGAACCGCCGCGTGGTCGATGCGATCGGCGACGCGCTGTTCGCCCCGACCGCCGAGTCGCGCGCCAATCTGTTGCGCGAAAACCTAGCCGGGCGCATCACGGTGACCGGCAATACCGTGATCGACGCGCTGGCGCTGACCTGCGCCAAGCTGGCGCCGGACGGGCCGCTGGCGCGCGGACTCGAGGCCCGCTACCACTGGCTCGATGCGCGGCGCCGCCTGATGCTGGTCACCGGCCACCGGCGCGAGAGTTTCGGCGGCGGCTTCAAGAACATCTGCGCCGCGCTGGCGGAACTGGCCAGGCGCGAGGATCTGCAGATCGTCTATCCCGTGCATTTGAATCCGCAAGTGCGCAACGTCGTGATGAAGGACCTGGCGGGACTGGAACGCGTACACCTGATCGACCCATTGGATTACCTGGACTTCGTCTGGTTTATGCAACGCGCCTATTTGATCCTGACCGACTCGGGAGGCGTGCAGGAAGAAGCCCCCTACCTGGGCAAACCCGTGCTGGTGATGCGCGATGTGACCGAACGCCCCGAGGCCGTGCAGGCGGGCACGGTGGCGCTGGTAGGCACCGACACGCAGCGCATCCTGACCGAGGTCAACCGGCTGCTGGACGACCCCGCCCTGCATGCCTCGTTTTCGCGCCGCATCAATCCCTACGGAGACGGCAAGGCCAGCGGGCGCATCGTCGACGCGCTATGCGGCCGGCCGGTTTCGGAATTCGATCCTCATGGACCGGCCGCCGGCACCGCGGCCTGACGCCCTGCCCTGCATATCCGCCCGGAGTTCCCATGCCAAAACCCTCCTCCTTTTCCGCCCTGACGCTTCGACGCGCGCTGATGGCCGCCGGCCTGTTGCTGCCGCTGGGGACGCTGGCCAGCCCGGCCGGCGACGCACTGCGCCAGTTGCAGGGCGACGATTGGGTGACGCGCAACACCACGCTGGCCGATCTGGGCATCAGCGAGCCGGTGGTCCTGAGCAACAGCGACGCGCGCCATGAGTTCTACGTGCCGGTGCCGCGCGGCGTGCCGATCGCCGACGCCACGCTGAACTTCGATGCCAAATACACCAAGGGCGAGCCGGGCCGTACCAGCCTGGTGCTGTGGGCCGACGGCGTGCCGCTCAATGCGCAACGCATCGCCGACGGCGACGGCAGCAT